ACACCCAGCACACGGTCCAGCACGCTCTTTTTCTCTCTGGTCGTGGCACTGCCAGAACTATTGATCTCACGACCGGTAACACCACCGAGTTGTTGAAGTCGCTCAAGAAACTGATCCAAAGGATTTAATTGCTGTGCCTGACCCACAGCCGCAACCTGTCTGTCACGTTCACGCTCAAAAGCAGGCCCGAATATACCCGCTCGCAAACTGCCAAGCTCATCAGCCGCCACCGGCCTTGCCGCTGAAATATTGCGGCCGGAACGTGCAAAATTGGTGTTCAGGCGCTGGGTAATGGCATCAGCGCCCTGATTGAACTGATCCTCGAGAAAAGGGTTATTCTGGCCCAGAAAATCGCCCTGCAGCGTGCTGCCGACCAAATCTCTTGCAGCACCTGTATTGGCGTCTTCTTCACCAAACAACAGTGAACGGTTGATTCTGTTGGTGCCAATTCCCACCGACTGATCCAGAATCGGTGCGTTTCTGATGGCTGTGTTTTCCTGCTGATTGGTGCTGGTGCGTGGTCCGCTGGTCATCTCGACAAATCCTTTGTCAGAATATGAAATCCATTTTCGTCAGTGCCACCGGCATTATAACCCCTTAACACCCGAATCCACCCTTTTCTGCCGTGAACCAGCATTCTGGTCGATCCACAACGCCTGGCCCAACCCTCAACAAGCTTCAGATGGTGTATCCACTGCACCATATTAGTACCGGACAACACCAGCAATAAACAATCTTCCTCACATTTCGTGACCAGCACGCAATCAAACTCAAACTCGCCATAGGCCCATAACTGCATGTGACCACCAATCAGTGCGGTTTTAATCTCGTCTGCCGTATAAGCCGACCCCGGAAGCAAACCACGTCTGATAAAAGGTTCCAGCACCGACCACATCGGCAATATGTCATCGGCCTTGAACCAGACCACCTGCGGCCGGTTCATGATGGCATGCCCATTGGCCCTCATACACGCCCCGACCTGAAAAACTCGAAATACGCACCAGATACCGTTGTCAGGCCACCGGTAAACACAAATTCTGCCCGATGATAGGCGCCTGTTGGTGGATTGGCACCGCCTCTAAACCCTGAAAATCCGGTTCTTGTATCCAGTGACGTACCCGTTGCAAACGAAACAGTATCGGACAAGATGTCCCTGACGCCGATACGAATAGATTGCAGCGACCCGCCATTGGTAATGGGTCTGCAACCATCAACAACCGACTGAAAGCCAGGCTCAAGCTCGAAATCAGCGGTTGTCATCGTAATCGTTGCAGCCGTTGATGCCGTCAGGTCAGAGTCCTGAATCATCACAGACGTACCCGACGTTTCAATCGTACCCAACACCCGGTCCTGGTCCTCGACCGAGAAAAAGCGCTTACTGGCAACCACAGGAATACGTGTCCACTGGTCCGTGCCATAGTTATAAACCAGCGCCTGGCTTTGAAAGAACACGCATTTCATCGACGGATTGATGGCAACCGCCTTTTGCTCTTTCTGTGCCGGAATATTAACGGCCATCAGATTGCCGGCTTATAGGTTTTATCGACACGACCGCGCCCTATGTCTGTGATCACATCGCCCTCGAGCGCGTGATAACCGTGCTCTGATTCAAAAAACACCAGGTCGTCCACACGATCAAACCGACCCAGACGCCAACAGCCTTTGGCCTCCTCAAACGTGTCGAACGAATAAACCTCGTCACCGCCTAAGTAGCTTGCTTTTGTGATAGCGCGTTCCTGAAAGATGTAGGCAAAGAAATCATTTCCCACCACGCCCGTAACAACACCAAAATGATTAGGTAATGCCTGTAATCCCGCCTGCTTGGTTCTGGCGTCATTGGTATCAGGTGTTGGAAAATCGGTGGGATCACCAATGGCTGACCAGCGCACCGCATATCGGTTTGAGGTAGGCAGCACAAACACATGGTCCCTGACCGTGGCACAACCAACCGCAGGCACCGATACTGACGCAAAGGTACCACCACCAGACCCCGGCAGGTCATAACTAAACTTGCTCATATCGTGGCGTACCCGGTGGCATTCAACGTAATAACAGGCGCTGCAACATTCAAAATCGTTAGTGTCGGTAACTCTGCCTGTGCGGCAAAAAATATCTTGTCATCCAGCTCACACACATCAAAGGCCGTGATGTTGTTGCCGGTATAGCCAGACGTAACGGTCGAACTCGTAAACGTCGTGTACAGCCCTATCGTGGTATAGCCTGGCGAGAATATGCCGATGCTCATATCGATCGTAAAGCCAGCGCCTGCTGCTACACCGTTATGCAGAAACGCGGCAATACGCTGGTCTGATGTGCCGACGTTTTTGATAACAACAGACGGACAGGTATTTAATGCCGTTGACGTTGCAAACGCACCGGCCGTCGGTGTTCTGTACTCGAGATAGCCTTCTTCTGAATGAATGACATTATCGGCGGCAATCAAACCGTCATGATTGTACGTCTCTAAATCAGGGCGCCAGTTCAGAAAGTCGAATTTGACCAGTGACACAAATCACCCCAGGGCAGAGAGTTTTTGCTTGCTGCGCTCTGCTGCGCGTTGTTCATCACGAATTGTATCGACGGCGTTATTGTAAAACTCACGCCATACCGGAATACGGTCATCGTTTTTGATAAACGGCTCTGCCTCCAACAAAGACCCGTAAAGCAATAGCTCCGGTGCATTGACCACATACCAGGACAAATCGGTTGTGCGTAACGGGTCTTGTTTGGCATAATAAATGCCCGCCATTGTGAAGTCTTTGGCATCGGGTCCAAACACAAAGTTTGTGCCATCTCTTGATATGTAGTTTGGCGTATTGGAACCGGACCTGACCGGGTATTTGGTGTAGAGCTGCTCAATCGGCATCCATTCCAGCAATGTCACAGGCGTCTCGTTCACATAGGCGAATTTGAGTGCTTTAAAATCTGCAGGAACGGCGCCAACACCTGATGCCACTGAAATAGACATCGACGTTTCCTCATTACGCAGGTTCAGGCGTCGATACAGCTTGTTTTCCGCATTTTGAATAAAATTCGGAACGAATGTGGTCAGATCAGACTTCGCCAGATAATCTGAAACCGCTTGTTGCAGGGTCGAATAATTACTTATGACTGCCATATCCCTACACCGTCAATCTTTTGTTATTAACAATCATGGAAATCATTGGCTGTGTAGTGCCAAAATAATCAGCTACTTGCTGATTTGTCCAGCCATGCTTGACCATTGTCTTTATGTCGGAAACCAAATGCTTCAATCTGCTGTGATGGCGGTTCTTTCTTGCCATATCCAGCATATTTTCTTTATGGGTGCCAACAGACAAGTGGGCTGGATTGACACATGAGGGGTTGTCGCAACTGTGATGAACAGATAGCCCCGTAGGAATGTCGCCGAAGTGAATTTTCCAGCTCACACGATGAGCCAATTCAAGTCTTTCTCCTGCTCTTATCCTGCCGTACCCTTGACGATGTTTGGAGCCCGTCCACTCCCAACAACCATCAGACTTTTGAACCTTTTCAAAGAACCTTTGTTCAATTGGCCTTTTTTGTCTAGGTCTAGATGTTGATCTGTCGTAAACACCCGCGGGCATGGCGCACCTCCATGTGCATCAGGACACGATAATGGGTTCGTGTATAACAGGTTTTGGACCTGTTTCTGGTATGTCTATGCCAAAATCAAGTGGCTGGGCTATGACAAAGAACTCCTGTGGCCCTGCCGCCTGAACAGTCTGGATTATATACCTCTCGAACAGCTTAGGCAGCCACCATGCCATTGGTTTTTGGATGAGGTGGGCGTTTCTGCCGTCATCCAGCACCTTGCCGGCAGGGCCTGTGTTGATCGAGACGAACAAAGCCCGCTCTGTCAGGCTGTGCAGGTGATCCAGCACGTCATCCAGTAGCGCTGGCTCGATATGCTCGAGCACGTCTATACAGACCACCATATCGGCCGGCACCGGATCGTCGCTGACTTCTGGCACACACGGGTCATAGGGCTGGTAAACGATGTTTCTTGCAGGCTTTAAAGTTTCAGTCAGCGACCGATTGCTGCCACAACCATAGTCCAATACATGATTGATCTCGACACGGTCGATGATGTCAGAGACAGTCTTTCCGTACTTGCTGGCAGTCACACCGTAATTGCCTATGGCGTGTAGTTTGGCTTGTTGCGCTTTGTATTCAGGAGTGATTAGCATCAAATTGCCCATCTTCTCCAAAAATCAAGTTACACCTACAATACGGAAATTTCATCATGTGTCGGGAACAATGAACACACCTTGGCCCATACTTTTCTTTTAGCTCTTTCTCAGATAGAAATGGGTCTACAAACCAGCTATCCCAAAGACTGTTCATTTCTGCTGTCTCCGCTGTTCATGCACTGAGTTTCCCATCAACTCCATATAGCTTACAGACGACATTGCTTGTCTAAATGCGTCATCCCAGACCGGCTTTTCCTGATACATTTCCATTGTTTCAGGCCATATCGGTAGGCCAGCCGTGAAGTGATACAGCTTGGCCTCCTTCGGTTCGGCATAACTGCAACAGTGATTCCACTCCGGTGGTAGCTCACCAACCCCGTTTGCCCAGTTATCCATTGTGAATAAGTCGTTCTCTCGGTTATTGACATAGTCAGGCTTCAATCTCTTACAGCTGGTGTTGGAAAACACCATCATCGACGGCCACTCAAAAAGCGGTTGGTCCTTGACCACATGTACCGACCCCGCGGCAACATCAATATTATCGATCAGTTCACAAACATCGCCCGCAACGATCATATCCGGATCCATAAACATGGAAATGCCCTTAAAATCCGACAAATACGGCACCAAAAAGCGTGAAAACGTAAACTCGGTCAGGCCACGGCGCGTAATCGGCAGTTGAGACAGGATTAGCGGCGTAATACTGACCGGATGACTGGCATTGACCGCTATTGAGTGCTGGCAAACGTTATACGCGACTGGTTGCCGGGGGTCGTATCCGACAAAGATGCGGTATTTCATATTTGAATTCCTTCTTTTTCTCGCCACTCAGACCATGAGTCATCCGTCATTATGTGGTTTAACCATTCTGGGTGTTCATCTGAAATATGATCATTATTATGTCCACAAATTTGCTCATCAGTTTTTTCATCATAATCGTACATAGTATGCGCTTGGCAAAAATATCGCCCACAACTCGCATCATTCATTCCAAAATGGTTTTCAGTACACGCATACCCCAATCCTCGATCTATTTTTTCTATGCATCCCTTATGATCACAATAAGCAACAACGCCATAGCCAACCCATCGTTTATGCTCATCACACCAGCACACTGACCAGCCCATAATCAAGCAACTCGCTCTATGACGAGATCCACCAAATGTGAAGCGGTCTCTCTGATGGTTGCATCCCAGTCATCAGAATGCGGTATTTGTGCGGTCATGGGATGGAATGGATTGGCCGATTCAAATTTCCAGCAACGCATTTTTGCCTCCATCGCAATCGTGCGCACACCCAGTGCCCCAGCAAGGTGCACAACCGAGGTCGGTACCGATACCACCGCATCAAGCGCTGAAACCAGGGACGCCGTCACGTCATAGTCTTTGTTTAGCGTCGCATTCTTGTACTCGACAATATCCACATCAGGATGCTGTTCTTTGAACGCCTCTATCTGACTACCGGCCGGTTCATACTGCAGACTGACCCAGTGCGCATCAATAGACTCGAATAACGGCAATAACTGTTCCAGTTCCAATGTCTTTAAATGCCGGCCTGTTTTGGCCCCGCCCCCTGACCAGGCAATCCCAATAACAGGCTTTTGCTTGGTCTTAAACAGCGCCCGCCACTTGAATTCCTCATCCGGATCAGGGGTTAAAAACGGTTTCCTGTGAAATGACTTGGCAGTGGTCCTGAAATACTCAGCTATCTGGCCCATCGGGATCGAATAATCGATCTTGCAGTGTTCGTCTTTCCACTTCCACTGAGGCTGCATGGTTTCCGCTGTAACGCCCGCAGTCGGATAGATGACCAATCCTTCAAAAGAGCGCTTAAAGAGCGTGTACAAACGCCAGTCGCAATCCAGAATCGGGATTGAGTCGTTAGCCTGACACCACCTGACCATGTCCGGCAACATGGATGCAAAACACACCATATCGCCAATGCCCTGCTCGGCATACAGCACGATATTGCCCTTGCCCTTGCCATCCCACTCGGGTTCGTCGCCATAAGATGTCTTTGGCCGCCATTCCGTGCCAAGGCAATACCGATAATTTGGCCAGCCCACGCCCCACTCCTTTAACGCAACCTGACAAAAGCCTAAATTGGCGCGGCCCTTGCGACTGTCGGGATTCATTTCCAGCACTTGCTCGCACATGGCTTTAGCCTCATCAAACCGGCCGTTATCGATATAAACACCCGCCAGATTAATCAAAAACTTACAGAGCTGATCCGTTCGTTTCGATAACTTCATGCCCCTGCGATAGATGCGCTCGGACTCACTGGCACGCCATAGCTCATTAGCGGCCATACCAAAATTCAGGTACATACTGGGATTGCCTGGTTCAAGCTCTACACAACGCTTGGCCAGACTGTAGGCAATTGTATGCTTGCCAGTCCCGAGCATGATATAGACCATCACCATTAACCAATCTACATCGTTCGGATCGGTCCACAGATATTTATCAGCAAGCCTGTACGAATTGTCCCAGTCGTTCTGTTTGGATAGCTGCTGGGCCAGAATCAGGTCGTCTTTTTTGGTCAAGACAAATTCACCCTGTGTTTTTTGTACGTGTTTTTTAGTTTTGGATAATTCTCGTCGATCTCTTTCAAAAGCTCGTTGGTCTGATCTTTGTTGTACATATTGATGCCCTTCTTGCGCAATTCAAGCTCAACCTCGGCAGGGATAGTCGCATAATGCCACCAGCTCTTCTTGATCCCCCGATCGATATAACCTGAATCGCGTTTGGCCTGAATACGTTCAAGTACAGGCTCGATATCCTGCAAGGTCTCGATATGAACTGTGCCATCATCATCGAACTCAGCCTCATACCAACAACCACGATCCGCATTCCAGCCTAGTAGTTCTCTCACAACAACCTCTTTTTCTTAATGCAATTCTTGAGAATTGTCATGTCTCCACAAGTGTGATCGTACTCAGACACGGTAGCTACCAGTGTCATGGCATCTTTAGTTTCTTTTGCAACCCAGCCAACAGACTTACACCGTAGCGGCTTTGCCTCAACTTTATCCATATCCTGCCACCTGTTATCACCAGCTGAGTGGTCATCCCACTCCACATACATCAGTCTTGGTTTCTTTTTGCCCATATTATCTCCACAAAAAAGACGCGCAGAGACGAATCCCTGCGCGTCCAGAAGAACATCCATGTTCCTCGCACATGCCCGAAGGCATGATCTGTTATACTACCTTTTCGACAATGTAGTGAGTAATTATCATGGAAAAGTTCAAACAAATACCAGTTGCACCTAACTATGAAATATCAACACTTGGCACTATCAAAAAGACAACTAAAACACCTGGCCCTCAATCCATCTCAATAAGAACCGATAAAGACGGCTATGAGGTCACGCATCTGTCTGTTAATGGTCGTCAGAGATACTTTCGTATACATCGCCTTATGGCCGTAACTTTTCTTGGAGAATCTCCGATGCACGTTCATCACAAGAATGGAGTTAAATCGGATAACAGACTTGAAAATCTTGAATATCTTACACCAGCAAAAAACAGATGGCACGGCACGAATACGCTTGATAGTTACAAAAAAGGCGAGGCTCACGGCAATTCAAAACTGAATTCAGAACAAGTAGAAGCTATACACCTTTTGCGTAAAAACGGATGGAGCGGACCCAAGATAGGCAAAGTTGTCGGATGCACTTCAGCCAATGTATACACCATACTAAAAGGAAAAGGGTGGGGCCACATAGCCCCCACCCTTGCTTACACCAGTGAATAAGCTGTTTTGAGTGATTGTAACTACATCACGCAATTGCAACAACTTTAGCATTCCCTATGTAATTGCGACTCTCCAGAGTACCTTCAACGATAATCTGTCGTTTTTCACCATCACCGGTTTTCGCCAGCGGCTCCATGAAAAAGTCATCCAGTGGCGCCCAGGCCCAGAGCGAAGTGTCCAGACAAAGTGCAACCGAATCCCTGACGTGACGATGCAACAACACCCTGTGCACACCAAAGTTAGACACATACAGATCAGCCGCGCCCGTAATCGAGGCTTGAGCCGTTCTGGATACATCAACCTGCCGGGTCGCAATTGAAGTCAGGTTATTGATCGTGTTCTTAACCTGAGCACCAACCGCAATAATGTCGGTATCACCGCCATCATCCCATGCACCCTCAAGTGCCGCATTGAGCGCACCAGAAGTCAGCGCACCCGTGGTTGTACCATCAGTCGGTGCAGTCCCTGGTATGCCGGACGCCACAGCCGGTGTGGTCGCACTAGCCGTGGTCGTTGCCCTGACAACATTTGCTGCTGTCGCCCCACCACTGGTGCTTGCCTCACCAATCCATGTCTCCATACCGGCCATTGATCGGCCAGTGCCTGTACCACCAGCCGTACCGGCCTGGTTTGTAACAATTGCAAATTCCACATCGTTTTTCAGTTCCCGCATTTGCTTAATAGCCTGGCGTGACACATCGGACTGTCTGCCGGCCTTAACAACGCTTTCCTGGGTACGTGAAACGAGAAATGTCTTTGAGAAAATCTGAGTGTAGTTCCCGTAACGGGCTGCATTTGAAATCGTACTGAACTGTGCATCATCACCTTCAATGCCGATGTTCGTACCTGCTGCCGCTAGTGAATCACCCAGCCATTCATGCGTGGTAGCTGCGGAGCTGGACCGGTCAAGATTAGTCAGGAAAAACGTGTCGTCCGCAAACAGATCATAGATCGTGTCTGACAAGTCTTCTCTGTTACCCCCACCAGTGCCAACCGAATAGCTACTTGAAGTTCCTGCAATAGCTGCCATGTCATATCCTTATAACGTGAGCAAACGACTAAAGCCCCAGGCGTTTCTCCAGATCGGCCTGAATAATCTTTGCTTTGGCTTTTGGGTCGCTCGTACTGTTTAACTGTTTCCTCACGGAAATCTTGCGCTTTGTATCGTCGGACGTGGTCCGCCTTGCGCTTGTACGGATTTTCGGCGCGGCCGCAACCTTACCTACAGCTGCTGCCTTACCCTGTTTAAGTCTCCGGTATTGTGCGGCTTCCCATAACACCTGCCGCTCTCGCGGATCAACTGAACTATTGATCTCGTCCTCGGTAAAGCCGACAGAGAGACCATATTCCAGTGACTGTTTTTCAGCCTCCGGCCCCCAACTGGGTATTTGGCCTTTTAGAACTTCAGTGCTGTTGTCGCGGAGTTCCTTTCGGGTCTGCTCCGCCGCCTGCTGATGTTCCTGCCACTTTACCGAAAGTGCCTGGACAATGCCATTCTTCTCGGTATTTAGCTCGTCCATCTGCCAGCGCACCTTTTCAAGCTGGTTACCGGTCAGGGTGTCAATATTGGTCCGCATATAGTCCCGGAGCTGATCAATCTGCCAGTTGATGTTCTCGGCCTTAGTCGTCTCATCACGCACTGATTCCAGAAACTGATGCTGCTGATTTTTAAGCTCAGCCTCTGATTGGACAACCGTCAGCTTGTCCCGCTGAGCCGCTGTTTCCTGAGTTTTTTGCGTGTAATCGTCATTTCTGAGCATAGCCTCATGAATAGCCTTTGGTACTTCATAGACCTGGCCATCCAGCTCGTGCTCGAATAACTCCTCCTCAGATTCAGCCTCAACCTCGACAACCTCATCCGACTCGGCCTCGGATTCAACCTCGAGTTCAGCCTCAGACTCCTCGACAGGTTCCTTAACTATCTCTGGTTCCGGCTCCTCGAATTTCTTGAAAAGCTTTTCCTCGATACGCTGTTCGGGGGTGAGTTCTACTACTTGTTCTGCGCCTGCTTCATTCGCCATTGCACTATGTCTCCCAGATACGGTGGCCTCTCATCCTCCACGAGTTGAGAACTTGCCAACTTTCCGTCACGGATCATTGCGTGTAAGTCCTCCTCAACTACGCGGAGAAGATGCAGCCGTTCCTTGAGTATCACCAGACCCGGCAGGTCTGATGGCGGTAAATCCTTGATCATGGCCATATAAGCGTTCTCAACATTTGCAAACGCCTCTTTGAGTTCTTTGGATTCCAGCAGCTTTGCAGCCCTGTTGCCTTTGGCAACACGCTGTCGGTGTGTCAGATTTTTATTGGCCATTGGCCTGCTTTCTCCTGCTGCCAACAATATTGCCCTGCTCGTCTCTGACAATCTCTTTCTCAGCACTCGCCGACTCAATCGCCTGCGCGATCTGCTCAAACGCACCCTGCAATACGTTCTCGAGCTGTACGTTCATGGCCTGCACCGACTCGTTAGTGGCGTTTAGCGCCTCGTTATTGGCAATTACAGGCGCATTCTTGAGATTGGCTTTGAACTCTTCCAGATTAAATGAGCCGCCCTGTTTGATCACAGCCAGTGCAATCTGAAGCTCGGCATTGGTCTTGATCTTGAACCGCTCAAGCTCATCGTCCATTACCGCCTGTCTGCCCTTCGATTCGACCTCTGTTGCGTCTGTATCCGCCTTCTGCTGTTCGATATCCAGTGCAATCATGGTCGGATCAGGCTGTGGTTCCGGTGGCGGGATCGTGGCGGGATCGGTAAAGAACTTCTCACCCATAATGTCAGCGGCTTTGGATAACTCCAATGCCATCTGATACAGATTATCCTGCTGAACAATAGGCACACCAGCAGCCGCGGCCTCTGACATCACGTTCTTGATCACCAACAGACGCTCCAGCAAAGAGTCTTTATTGCCGGCCGCATAAGGCGCGACAATCCGCATGTCCCTGCCGGTTTTCCACTGCTTGGGATCGAAATTAACCCACTGGCCCCTGAGTTTAATCGTATCGGCCTGATGTCCGTCCTTGATCAATAACTCGTGACAGATACCAAACAGGTTCTCGATGCCATTACCCATTATCCTGGCGATCTGCTCAATACGTTGTGCCGCCATCGTCGATAACTGACCAATGCGATCGTGTTGGTTCAGATTGCCCTCATCAATGCCCTGGAATATCCGGTTCACACCCACTCTCGCCTCGGTCACCGTGTCCATATGCCGCAATCCCTCTTGAGACTGCGGAAATACAAACGGCACCGGCAGGTCAATCACATGGCCCGCAACGTCAGGCTGATCCGTATCGACCCCGATCAGCCCGCCTGGCACCGTGATCTGCAAGTCATCGATGTCGACCTTGTTCGAATACGCACGTTGTGGCGTAGTCGCGTAATACAGACTGTCCAGACCATTTCTTAAAATAGCTGTCTTGATACGCTGGATGTCAAATACCAGGTCAGACACGGACGTGCCGATATGACGGTGCGTGTTGATGAACGGCGTAATCGATGCACAGGGTATGCGCGTGACGTAATCAAACTCGAGGATCTGATCACCTACTCGCAAGGTGTAAATCAGCTCTGATATGCCGTCGTTATCAAAATCAAACCTGGCCCATATCCATCTGGCTTTGACCTTACGCCCGGCCTTGTCTGAAGTAATTTTATCGTTTCTGACGTTACGATTGTTTAAGAGTTCGTCACGCGCCACGTCTTCAAGCGAATCAAACTCGGTGTCTGCACTGATATCATCTGCAATATCAAAACCCATCTGGCGCAATGACGAGATCGTGACATTGTCCCAGACCTCGAAGTAATCGCATTCCTTGAGCGTGTAGTCCGTGCAATCCGCATCAACCTTAGTACGCTCAGGCGGGATTACTCGTAATGCCAGCTTTTTCTTAGGCTTGGTTTGTCTGAGCTGTAAATCAAAGAACTGGGTCGGTGGCACAATCACTGGCTGGCCTGTAAACGGATCAAACACAGGCTCACCAGTCTGTGGGTCTATGGCCTGCTCTGGCTCATAGTCCGGGTCATCGTACTGATTCTGGCCAATAACCTCGACATCATCGTCCAGCAGCAACGAGACCTGCTCCTCAGACTGGCCGTTATAAGTCTCGACCTCGGTACAGATAACCTCCTCTATCTGTGCCATGCAATAACCGTTCTTGCTTAGCAGCGCGTCCTGTATCCACGTGATTAATATCGTGAACCAGTCGTTCTTTTGGGTGACCAGGTAATTAAGATAATCCGACTCCTGCTCTGCACTGGCCTCGTCCTCCTCATCAAAGGGCATGAACTCAACGATGTTGTCGCCACCGGCAAAAATGCGGGTAAAACTAGGCAACATCCATTGAATGGTCTCGAACAAGGTCCAGTCCACAACCTGTGACCTGCCTACCTCTGCAGGCTCTATGTTCTTGCCGGAGAATGCATCGATAGACAATGCGCGCTGTACCGACAGCTCGCCGCCATCAGTATCACCACCAATAGATGCCTCTTCATACGCGTCCTGGGCGCGCATTAATGTCTCAAAATCAGGCTGCTCGTTCTCGGCCTGTAGTTGAGCTTCCATTTCCTCAACTGATGCAACCATTAAACTATTCCCTGTTTAACTACCTTTGGTTTCTTGCGCTTGCTTCGGTCCTTGGATCGCACCGCATTGCCAAATACCTTTGTCGCCACATATTGTAGCGCATCGTGAGGATGTGAATAATCGTTCTTATCCGGCTTATCGTGAAACCGTTCAGCAGCGCCAGCTATCTTGATTTTCTTGTACTGGTACCTGCCCTGAAATCCCTTGCGCACCACCTTACAGCGTGGATGTAGCAATAGCTGTGGCGAACCATCAACCAATGTATTCATAGGCTTTTTGACGCTTTCAATCCTGATTACCGGAGTCTGCTCACCAGGCTGCACCATAATGCCCTTGCCGTGCAATATCTGAAAACAGGTCTTCTCATCGGTTTCCGCTTTGGTTGTGCCGGCCGGATCCGCATAATCCTCCCACTGAGCATCCGGATATTTTTCGGCACAATGCATAAGCACGGTATCGCTAAACGTATCAATGCCTAAGTCCTCAGACACCAACTCATCAAACACCATGAATTTGCCCTTTGGCGATACCTGGGTAAATACACACGCCGGCGTCAAGCCAAAGTCCCATCCTCGTTTGATAACGCCTTTTGGATTGATATCGAATCGCTTGCAATGCAGGGAATCGTTATAGTTTGGATAAACCGGCTTACCGTCTTTGACAAAGCCATACTCACCACGAACGTAAACCTTGATAAATTCGTCTTCTTCACCCTGACTCAGATTGTCATAGTATCTGACTGGCAAATACTTGAGATTTTCTGCATTTGGCCCGTCTCCGGCCGGCTGCTTGAAAAGCTCGACATTATCGGCCGGATCTTCCTCAAACATGCGATACCACCAAGACTCGTCATCCGGTGGGTTTGTATCCATGATGATGCCTGGATCAATACAGCCCCCGTCTTTGACAGCCGGAAATCGACCGACACGACCCTTCAATGCCTTAATTACAGCTTCTGGAATCTCCCTGGCCTCATTCACCCAGGCCCCGGTAAGCTCAAGCGATAAAAGATTGGCTACATGTTCTGGCCTGTCCAGTGCCCGATAAAGGATTTCTATCTCAAGCTCTGTCTCGAGCCTGTCAATCAAATAAACCTTGTCCGTCTTGTTGTACCTGCCAAAATCACGTGGCGGCAACCAATCATGTACTGTCTTGATAGTGGTGTCTTCGAGCTGTCTATAGGTATTGCGAACCACCGCAAACCTGGACCTGCGCTTGCCATCAGACATTTTAGGCTGTTTTTTAGCGGTCTTGATAAGATCAACAACACAACCCGATGACTTACCAGACCCAAACGGACCCATAAGTCCGCGTATAAATTTGTTTGACCGGGAAAAAGCTTTGACAGTTGGTACGGCATCATAGCCATACACAATGTCACTATCGGTATATTCTACTGCTGCATCACTCATTGATGATCAGGCG